GTACTCGGGGGCAGACTGGTACATAACATATGGTTTCGTTCCGTTCATTATTGAACTTGACGAAGAAAGCAAGTTGCCTCGCATCCGCATAGAAAACCCACTGGGTGCTTACCCAGAGTTTGACCGCTACGGACGTTGTGTGGCATTTGCTAAGCGTTACATGATGACACTGGGCGAATTAGTAACTCAATTCCCTGAGTATGAAAGAGAACTGCTAGGTGGCTATGGCTACAAGCAAGACCTCAATCACCAGGTTGAGATGATTCGTTATTACGACAAAGACCAGTCAATCATCTACATCCCATCAAAAGGTGACTTAGTACTTTCACGTGCTAAGAATCCTTTAGGAAAAATGATGGTTGTAGTAGCACGCAAGCCATCTATTGATGGTGAGCTACGTGGACAGTTTGATGATGTTCTAGGTATTCAATTGCTGCGCAACCGCTTTGCGTTACTTGCAATGGAAGCAGCAGAGAAATCTGTACAAGCTCCTATCGTACTTCCGCAAGATGTTCAGGAACTACAACTTGGTGGAGATGCGGTTATCCGTACCTCTAATCCAGCAGGTGTGCGCCGTGTAGAATTACCTATTCCACAAGGTGCATTTACTGAACAACAAGTCTTAAATCAAGAACTTCGCGTTGGAACTCGCTACCCTGAATCACGTACAGGTAATGTTAGCGCATCAATCGTTACAGGTCAAGGCGTACAGGCTCTTATGGGAGCCTTTGATACACAGGTTAAGTCAGCGCAGGCAATCTTTGCTGCAGCACTTCGTGATGTAATCGGCCTTTGCTTTGAAGTTGACGAAGTTATCTATCCTGAAGAAAAGACCATTCGTGGTGTTGACTCAGGTTCACCTTATGAAGTTACATACAAGCCATCTAAAGATATCAAGCAGGACTATTCTGCGGATGTTCGCTATGGTATGCTTGCTGGTCTAAACCCTGCACAGGGTCTTATCTTTATGTTACAGGCCTTAGGCGGCAAACTTATCTCCAAGGACATGGCGATGAGAGAACTACCATTTACTGTTAACGTAACACAAGAGTTAGAAAAGATTGAGATTGAAGATATGCGTTCAGCACTTCTTGGGTCTCTTACGGCCTACACTCAAGCAATTCCACAGATGGCTACTCAAGGCCAGGATGCTTCTGAAGTAGTGCGTAAAATTGCGGCTGTGATTAAGGCGCGCCAAAAGGGACAAGCACTTGAGGATGCGATAGAAGCAACCTTTGCCCCACAACCGCAACCAGTTCCTCCTGCTGGAGTACCACAAGCGGTTGAGCAAATGTCCCCTGCTCCCGAAGGTGCACCAGCAGGAGGCACTCCTCTTCCACCGCAAGAAGCACCACAAGATATTCAAAGTTTACTCTCTAGCCTGACTTCAGGCGGGGGAGCAAATGCAAGCGTTCGTACAGTACAGCGCAGATAAACTAGGAGGGGACAATGACTACAATTATCGGCGTGCAAAGCACTGATGGTTGCACTATGGTCGCTGATAGCCTAGTAAGTGATGATACTGGTCGCAATTGGTCACATCCACAGATGACTAAAATTAATAAACGTGGAGAGTTTTTAATTGGTGGCGTAGGTGAAGTTGCTCCTTGTGATATAGCGCAACATATCTGGGACCCACCAGCCTTAACTGTTAAAGATAGAAAAGATGTTTATCATTTTATGATTGCAAAGGCTATGCCTTCGCTTCGTGAATGCTTAAAGGCTAATGGTTATAACTTTGATGAGGCACAAGATAAAGATTCTAGTTCTAGATTCCAATTCTTAATGGCCGTTAATGGTGAATTGTTTGATGTTGGTGATGATTTATCAGTAATGCGAAACGTTGATGGATTCTATGGTGTAGGTTCTGGTGCACAGATTGCACTAGGGGCCCTATATGCTGGAGCAGAAGCAGTAAGAGCAGTAGAAATTGCTGCTCAATTAAGTATTTTTTCAGAAGGACCCTTTCAAGTAGAGGTTCAATATTCTAAGTAGGAGGAAAAATGGCTGGAAATCAGAATAGTGGCGGTTATCGCCCAACTGCTCCGCAGAATAATCCTGCTAACATCTCAGCAACTGGTGGAAATGGACAAAGCGGACAAGGACAAGCCGCTCGTTACATCCCAGGTATGGCTTATGGCCAAGGACAAGCAACAATGCAGCAACAAAAATCTGCACCTATGGCTGCTGGACCACGTCCAAGCGCCCCATCCGCACTTAGACTTCCAAATGTAGTAGGATTAACTGAACCAACTATGCGTCCAGAAGAACCTATTACTGCAGGAATTGATATTGGCGCAGGCCCTGGTTCAGAAGCACTTACCATGCCTAACCAAATGCCAAACCAAGACCCTGATATTGAAATGGTTCGTCGATTCCTTCCTGCAATGGAGTTCTGGGCTAGTCAACCTGGTTCATCTCAAGCAACTAAAGACTACGTCGTGTATTTGCGAGGTGCTGTGTGAGTGTTTGGGAGTTTATGGGAAAGATTCAGCGCGAGCTGGAAAAGAAACCTACACCCCCAAAGTCACCAACTAGATATTCAGTAAGCGACCAGGGTCAAGTTTCAACAAATGTACAACAGGCTGCCCCAATGCCTACTCCTTCAGCTGCTCCTGCCCCTATGGGCATCCAAGGCACAGCAACATATGACCCAGGTTGGAAGAATCAATTTGGATTGACCTTTGATGCTGCCAAGAATCTTCCATCTAATCCAGGTGGCTGGAACAATGAAGTTGAAACTCTAAGAAAAGTTGGAGTTGATGTTGCAGATGCAACTATCGGAGCTGTAATTCGTAATACTCTTGGCCCTGTTGATAATGCTACAGGTGGTGCGCTTTCCAAAGCACTAATGTATGGAACTAACGAAGTTCGTTCCAACTATGCCTTTACTAGAGATTTAGAGAATAGAACCACAGGTATGGGCCTTTTATCTGGTCTATTAATGTTATCTGCTGGCGTAGGTGGCGGAATTTTAGGTGCTTTTGTTGGCGGACCTGTAGGTATATGGGCTGGTGCAACACTAGGTATAGCTGCTGCTGGACGTATTGGTAGAGAAGTATCCGAAACTGGTGCTCTTGGCAATGCATTTAAGACATCTGCTGATATAGCAACGACTAAAGCTGGCCAAGAGAAATATAACTTTGGCCGCGATACAGTAACAACTATCTCTGAGATTACTGGCTCTGAAACATTCGGTGACACTACCATGGGTATTGGAGCTATCACATCTGGTATCTTAAATTTTGGTTTTGAAATTGGAACATCACCTGATATTGGTGCTGCCAAAGTAGCGGGTGCTGCTGGACGTAGGGCATTTGTTGCTCCAATCAAGGAGACTGGTGGAAAATTTAGTTCTAAACTTCTTGGTCCTGTGTTCGAAGTACAGACAGCGGAGCGTTTAGCCAAGGATGTAGACCTACTTAAGCGTACTGGTGCTGGTGAAACAACCGTATACACCCCAATGTTTGAGTTCTTCAAGAGTCATACTCCTGGCGAATTGATGATGCGCAAAGGCTTTGATAATGAAGTTGGAATGTTCGCAGCCCAAGTACTTGCTGGTCAATCAGATGAGGTAATCTCTTTAGCCTTACGCGCTGGACGCGGAGATTTAGAAGCATTGGACACTCTTGCTGCACAACGCGCCGATATAGCAAATAATTTTAACCGTCTTAACGATGGTATCCGTATGGGCGAAAGAGATGGTTTATACTTTGTAAGCTACGACGGTAAGACCCGCAACTTGGGCAAAGTTATGGGCGAACTAGATGATACCGCCTGGGCACGCACTGAAGTAGAAGCGCTACGCAAACAAATTACTTGGTTAGATAATGCACTTGTCCTAGATAGCCGTTTAGCAGATAGAACTGTTGGCAAATGGGCATGGGTAGAACGTGCTCGTAATGATGCCGCCACTAGACGTATTGCTACTAAACTTGAAATGCCTCTAATGGGCAACATGGAAACTGTCGCTGGTAAAATATTCCAAACTGTATACCAAAGTGGTCCATTAGGCATGTTTGTCCGTTCTATTGACCGAGGCATAGATGATGTTCCTCGCGGTACAATTAATTTTAATGATGTTATTCAAACACCTGAGCGCTTACGCACCAATCTTCGTGCATCTGTAGCAAAAGCTGGTTTACTGCCAGAACGTGCTGCAGATATTTATAATCGTTTTGTTTCAGCAACGAATGAGTTAGATAAACTAAAGATTATTAATGATTATACAGCAGAACTTGCACAAACTGTAGGAAAAAAATATGGTGTTTCAGGAGATATCATTGACCTTGTCCTTTCAACATGGGATAACATTCATGGTACCTGGATGTCCGAAGCACGCAAGTCTAAAGATTTAAATGTTGGATACATGTTTGGTCCTGGCGGAGTAGACGACATCCTTAATGACCCACAACTTATAACTCAGTTAGCAAATGGTGCATTCTTGCCAGACCCTAAGATGTGGGACCAAGCATTCAAACGTTATTCAAAGAAACATGCAGCATTGCCTGGGGCAAAAGAGAATCTTGCCGTCAAAGGCAAGTATGTACTAGATGAATTCCAATCTTTATGGCGTGCTGGCACATTACTTCGTGGTGGTTATCCACTTAATATTATTCGTGACTCAGCAGTCCGCGTCTATGGCGATGGTGCATTGTTCCCATTGCTAACTAAGTTAACTCAAGATACTGTTAATACTCTTGCGAATAGTACACAGACTGTAGGCAAAATAAAAGATGCGTCAATTCGTATGGCTAATCCAAAGAAAAACCTAGAGCGTATCTACTCAGACATCAGTGACCGTACTGCTACAATAGAGGCTTTACAAAAGGTTCTTCAGGAGTCAGGGTATGACCCTAAGAAACCACCTAAGGAATTGTCGGAAACACAAAAGTTTAATATTGCGCAGCTAGATAATCTTAATAGAACAGTAAAAGAATTGCGTCGCCAGCAAGCAGCGCTAGTTTCTGGTAAGAAAACTAGAGTTGTAGCACGCGACAAGATGATTAACATAGAAGGATATACTTTTCCAGCAGCATTTTCTGGACGTTTTGGTGACTTAAGCGCCCAGGCTTTAATTCAGAAGGACGACATCCGTCGTGCCGTGCAGGGCATACGTGAGCTAGAACTTGAGAATGTACGTCGTAGTCGTACTGGTGTTAGAAGTATCTTGCCTGGCGAAGATGAAGGATTACACCTAGTATCTTGGCAGCAAACGCTTCAGGATAAGATTGGTTTCGACCCTGTTGCTCGTATGATTATGGAAGGTAAGACTCGTCAAGAGATTATAAAGTATCTTCGTAGTCCTGAAAGCAAGGACTATATGAGTCGTATGGGTGCAGAATCATTTGATGCTCCTAACCAATACGAAAAGGTCCTTGCTGTAGTAGAGCATTTTGCTCCTAATAAAGAACTATACAAGCCTATCCTTAATGGTACTCTTACAGTAGATACACTACGTAAACTGTACCCAAACATTGAAGAACGTCCACCAGTGTTGACTGACATGGCAAATGATATGTTGGGCCAGAGCAACGCATACCGAAAGTTGACTGGTCTTTACAAAGATGGCGTCGCTTGGTTGTCAACTGCGCCAACAAGTAAGTTAATGTACTCTCCTTACTTTGCTGTTAAATATGAAGAGAAACTTCAGTCTTTAATATACGTAGCTAACCTTCAAAAGCGCGTATTAACCGATAAGGATAAAGAAAACTTTGAAGCAGCAGCACGTGCTTACGGTATCCGCGAGTACAAAAATAAATTAAACTCATTCCATCGTGACATGAATTACAACGGAATCTTTAATTATGTGCTAGCATTCTTCCCTGCTGTTATCGAACAGTACCGTGCATATGGTCGCATCTTCCTAGAGCATCCTGACTTTCTTATCAAAGCGGCACAGATTTCATCTATTCCAGAGCGTCTAGGTGCAGAACAAGAAGACCCATTTGGTAACAAGTATGTTGAAGTTCCACTACCAATGCTCGGTGGAATTAAAGGTCGTTTTAATTCTAAATGGTTTAACGTATTTAATCCTACTGGAAACAGTCTTGTATCTGGCGGTCCGTTGCTTACATCAAGTGTAAACGTATGGTCAAAACAGTTTAATGTTGAGAACAAGTTCACGCAATGGGCGCTTCCATTCGGAACCCAGACTGGCATAACTGGTATGGTTACCGCCAATACCGCACGTCGCCTTGCGCAAGCTGGGAAAGCACAATTTCTTAAGAGTGGTGACCAGTTTAATATTGACACCAATATGTTCTTACGTCAAATTCGCTTTGATTATATCAATGCTAATCATAAAGAGCCAACGTTAGATGAAGTATATGGCATGTCTCTTGAGGCACAAGAAAGAGCAACTGGACTTGCTTGGTTGCGCTTCTTGTCATCCATCTCTTTGCCAGCACAGCCACGTTATGTGACTGGTCTGCAGGGTTATGCTGATGAACTTCAAAGAATGGTACAGGCAGACCCAGTAAATGGTGAGCAAACATTCTTGAAGACATACCCTGATTACTTCTTACTTACAAGTAAGTTGTCTGAATCAACCGCTGGTATTGGTGACGATGCTACAGCAGTTGCCCTGCTTAAAGATAACAAAGATACCTTAGCTCGCATTGTTACAAATATCGGACCAGATAATTTAAATGTTTTGGGTGCCGTATTCAATGATGAGAACTATGCTTTTTCTTCAGCAGCAAGAGCCTACTTGCAGTCTACTGATATACCAGGATATCCAGGCAAAAAGTTTAAAGATTCTAAGGGTTTCTTGGAAGCAACTACAAAGTCAATCGTAGCCAAGGGCTGGAGTGACTTTAGTAATCTTAAAGAAATTGTCATTGACGAACTAACCAAGGGTGGAATGAATCCTAACCGTGGCTATGGCAAGAATTTATATGACCAGTATATGGATAGTTTTGTTCAAGGTCAAAAAGAAACTAATAATATTTGGTACGAAGAGTACACAGCTGGGTTTAGTGGTGGCTCTGGAAGCCGTCAAGCTGCTACAGTTAAGGCTCTCAGCATCGCTGCTAACACACCAAAGATGTGGAAAGAGCTATCTAAGCAGCCACGTTGGGGTACAATTGTTGAGTACTTAAATTTCAGATATACAGTATATGATGAATTAAAAAGAACTGGCACGTCACTTGATTCAGCACGCAACCGCAAGTTGCGTGAAGACACTGCTGACTATGTGTTACTTCTGCGTAAGCGCGATATTAACTTCGGCAAGTTCTATGATAGGTACTTTGATAATGATAAATTCAACTTCGTATATGGTGGTTAATAATGGTAAGTCCTAAGCCAACTAACACTCCTTCACCAATGCCTACTGCTGGCCAGGTGGTTGGACGCCCTAGTGCAACCCCAGCACCTATAGTGAAGCCTACCGCTACTCCTAGCGCTTCTACTTCGTCTTCTACATCTAACTTTGCTACCAATATTATATCGCGTGCTGCGTCGCAGAATATAACACTCAGTGTTGACTTTACTCCTAAAGCGGTTGATTTCTGGAGTACCCTAGATAATAAAGAATTGACTGCTATTGCTTCCTACCTAAAGAAACTTGGAAAGCCAGTAAAGAGCAGAGCGGATTTATTGGATACTATCTCTGCATATTTTCCTGAAGCCTATAAGGCAACAAATATAGTTTC